ATTTTTTTTTTATCCATCTTTAAATAATTTAAGTTGTTGTTTTTCAATCCATTTTTTATATTTCTCGATTACGTCGTAAGTTTTAATACATAATAGCCTCCTTTCTTGTTTAATTAATTTATACGCTTTCATTATTTGATCTTCATTGATTTCCCACACCTCTTCTTCTGTACCTACGCCCATGTTGAAATAGGCGTAGGCTTTCATTTTTTTAAAAGTAGTGAATTCTTTGGTGCGAAAGATATATTTACTTTGTTTTTTTTGTTTCTTTATCATTTTTCGGCATCATTTTATGGGTTTCTACTACGCACACGAGCTCGTATATTTCGTCATTGTTTGATTCAATTGCGATACCTAGTGCTGTTTTGTAAGTCCATTTTGCTTCCAAGTTGAATGTTAGCATTTGGTTGCTTGCTTTTTCTCTTCTGATAATTGTCCAATTTGTTGCTGCCATAATTTTTAAATTTTTATAGTTAATAATGTTGTTAAGCTTCTTTAATTCCTATAAGTTTTACATTTTTTATTTTGCATATTTTTTCAGCTTCTTTGAATGCTTTGCTGATTGTTGCTTCTTCAATTATAAAGCAATTTCTTTTGTTGTCTGTTTTTTCTCTGAATTCTACGATAAACATTGTTTTCATAATTATTTTGTTTTTAATGTTCCACGTGGAACGGTTAATACTCTTGTTTTTTTTGACACTACAAAGGTATGTGATTTTATTGATTCTCCAAATTTTTTCCTATTCTTATAACTTTTTTTAACGCTTCCATAGCGCGAGCGACAAATACAGGGTTCTAGGGCGTTGCCCTAGAGCGTTAGCACCTTGATATCGCCAAAGGCGCATACCACGACCTTTTGGTCGGGTACACGCCTGTCCTTAATCTGTTATTGTAGGTAGCTGCCCTTCTGTCCTTCTCTACCTTTTCCTCCCTGTAAAATTAAAATAAAGCCTGCCGCATGGTGTAGTCCGTTCGTTACGGACAAGACGTTTTCGTGAAACGAAAACTAGAAAGGACAATACTCTGCTGATAAGTATTGATACATGATATCTTCCTCTTCTCTTCTGATCTGCCTTCGTTGCGCTTTCTTTCTGTTTGTCAGATTTTGTAATTTTGCCATCCGATTGATTGCCTTTTTCCTTTCAATTTCCTCGATATTGTCCTCGTGTAAGCCGATTCCATTTTCATTTTTTTCTTTGAGTAATCTTTCGTAGTAATCTTTGTTCACCGTGTTAGCTCCTATTACTTCGAATCCGTTTACCCATTTTACACCTTTATCTTCGGCATATAGCCATAATAATTGCCTCTGATCATCTGTGTATATAGTTGTTTTGTAGTATCTTGGTAATGGTAGATCTTGTCCGTTATGTGTTTTATATGTAACGATTGTTTTTTCTTTATTCCATCTGTGTTTTAGTTGGTTCTCCTTTGCATAGTTTGCTCCAAGCCCTTTACTGCATAGTACTATTGATATATAATCAGGATTGTCTTCGTCCTTTTTTGTCATGTATTTTGATACATAGTTTATTGTTTTTTCGTTGACATATCTTCCGTAGTATTTGTATCCGTCTATCCAATTTTCGTATAATAGTTTCGTCAATTGCCATTTTGTCTGCCCTTCCCTTGCATAAAATAGTCCATGTAGGTGTATTCTTCTTGTATTGGTATGTCCTTTTTCTGTTACGCACCAATGTTTCACTGATTTACCTGTTTCTTTTCTGATTCTTTCTAGGAATAATCTGTGTATTTTTGTAATTATCTCGTTATCTTGCGACCCATCGTTTTTGAATCGATATTTTTTACAAATATATTCATATCTTTGTGGAGATACTGTTCCTGTAAAAAACACTGCATGAGGTGTTTCTTTCAGTTGTTCGTAATTTCTGATTCTCCATTCTCTTCTCTTTTTTTTACGACATTCGAAGCAGTGTCCGCATTCTACTTCTACATATCTGAATCTTTCGTCTGTGCATATAGGCGGATTCCACCCATTCTTCCGATTAGGCAGAAACCGCTTGTTTAATACTTTTTTTGTGAAGTAACACATTATTTTTTGATTTTTTTTGCGATAGTTTCTAGGATTTGTGCTCCGTTTTTGAATTTCACGACGGTTTCGAGAATTCCGTTTATTCTGTCCACTCCTCCATAGATCCATTCTCTTAGGTTCTGATCGGATCCGAGTTTGTATTCGTTTTCGATTTTTTTGAGCATATTTTCCGCCGTTTCTTTTGCAGCCTCTGCGGGCATTCTTCTCGTGATCAATTCGTAATAGAAGTTTTCTACCTCTTTTCCGATCTTTCTTGCTGTATGATAATTTACGTCTGTAGCTGATTCTGCGAGTGATCCTTCTTTTTGGATTTTTGCTATTTCTGATATGAAACGAGTTGCCCTATCTTCTTGTATTTTGTCTAGATATTCCCTATCTAATACAGACATTTTCCAATCTTCGATCGCCTTATCTGCGTTTGCTGCTGCTGCTTTCATATTGCTTTGCTCGATACTTTCCTTACTTGTTTGGATTCTGTTTTCAATTTCCTGCCATTTATTCTGCAGTTCTTGCCCTTTAGTGTCCACTCCTGCGATTTTATTTGCTTCGGCAATGGTTTTGGTTGCTTCTGCGTTTGCGAGTCGATTTTGAGCCTCTATTTGCTTCAGTTGTAATCCCATTGATTCTTGTTGTAGTGCTACTTCCACTGGATTGGTTTTTGGTGCGTTTGGTTGAGTCGCTGTTCCTCCGGCTGTGCTTGCCGCTTGTCCTCCTCCGTTTCCGTACATGAGTCCTACGCTTAATCCTGCATTTTCCATTTCTTGTCTTTGAGCTCCAAAGTTGGTGTCTTTCCACATTTGTAGATTCCGTCTATATTCAGCGTCTGCCGCCTGTTGTCCGTAGTTGTATTGTAGACCCATTCCTTCTTTTTCATACTCCCATGCTTGTTGCATTAGTTTCTGTTGGTTTTTGAATCCGTTATTGTTTCTTTTGAACAGACCTCCTAGTAGTCCTAGACCACCACTGATTATTGATCCTATTCCTCCGGTTACAGCGCCTGCTAATCCCGAGGTTGCTGCTCCTGCTAATGTTGCTCCTAATCCCATGATAATAAATTTTTACGTTCTTCGAGCTTACTTTTGAAGAAGCTCTACCTATATTTACTTGATATAATATGCTATATGCGTACTGCGCTTTTTTGGCTTTAAAAAGCGGATATAAATATTTACATCCGCCCTTTTCGCATATAGTGTTCGTAGTCGTACCCGACTAGTTGTCTCTAGTTGGATTTGGTTCAGTTGTTCCTCCTTCGGTTTGACCTTCTGCTGCTTTTGGCGTTTCGGCTTCTCCCTTTTTGAGGTATTCATTCAATTTGTAGTTATTGACTCTATCCATTGCGTTCATGGCTAAAGCCCACTTGTCCGTTCGTACGTTGCAATCTTCTCTTACTCCTGCCTGTTTAGGCGTGTAGATCATAGGTGCTCCGTCAGTTAATGGTTCGTTTTCGTCGAGAATTCTCTGGATTTTTTTGATTAAGGTTTCACCCTTTTCTGTCATTTCGATCATTCCCTTGAAGTTATTTACTCTTATTTTGTTAATTGTTTTCATAATTATAAGAATGGAATTTGTTTAGCACTATAGTTACCTCGTCTCGTTGCCTGTACCACTGTTTGTACCCAGAAGTTTTGGCTGTCTATTGATGTATCAGCGAAGATTTCGATGTATTTCTGTGGATCAATGTATGTAGTCAGGTCTTCGATTGTGCCATTATCACTTACTTCGTAGCGTCTGTTGAGCACCATAAAGTCTAAGGCTTCTCCTGCCGCAAAATCTCCGTATGTACGGTTATAATTAGTCATGTAGTCGATCCATGCTACGGTTTTGTTAGCAGATAGATGTTTGAGATTTCCAATTGCTCCACTATTCGTGTATGTCGATGTTTCTCCTACCATTTGCTCTTGGATTAGGTCTTGGTATCCAATTCCGTCAAGTGCAGGTTTATGCAAATCGTCGATTGTTTGTAGATTTAGATCAAAATCGTTGCCTTGTGAGTAATCGATTATCGGTGTGATAGCCATCAATCCCATAATGTATCCTGGCTCTTCGCACTGATAGTGTATGTGTCCGTTATTGAGCGGCTTTCCTCCTCTTCCGATTGCTGCGATGTCTCCAAGTGGTTGAGTACCGTATGTTGTTTCTGTTGCACTTTTTGATATCACTTCGTCGAATTCGATATATTGCGTCATACCTCCGATAAATACAGGTGTTTCGGGTCTATCGAGATATTTACCTGCTGTATATACTGTCTCCAACCAATCTCTGTACGTACCTCCTGCTACTGCGATTCTGTTCAGCATGTTGTAGACTTTTTGTTGCAAGTTTAGCGCATCCATTGTCAATTTTCCGTCATTGGCTGAGATGTCAATGCTTGTTATCTCTGTGATGCCTCCTGCTCCATCGATCCAATCTGTTTTTATCCAGTTATTGAAGATGTCGCTGTCATATGTTTTTAACAACATTCCGCCTAATTTGTTTGCTTGACTATCTATTAGGTCTTCGAACATCTTTGTTAATTCAGTTGATCCGTTTTTGGTTGTTCCTAACTCTGTTCCTTGTAGGATTATTTTTTCGTTTCCTTTTCTATTCAGAATCACATCTCTGATTTGATCAAGCAATTTTAAGTCGTATTGACCTAGTTCGGTTTTTATGAAATTAGCTGTCTCTTTTGTTGTGAAAAATTGTAATATTGTTGCGTATGGATTAGCCTTCACATTATTTAGAGTGATGGTGGCAGTTGCTGCATTTGATGTTAATTGGGCTAATGTTTTATGGTATAGTCCTCCGTCACTTTCTATTATCGTTACTTTTATGCTGTTCCAAAAATCTCTGTAATTAGTTGTAATTATACCGGCTGTTATAGTGGTTGTGCTTGTTATATGTACACTATTTTGGTCTTTTCCGATAACGTATATTCCGTTGTTTTCGTCATTATATGTTTTTGCAAGATTTAATTTTACCTCTCCCGCTCCTTTTAACATATAAAATTTATCTTCTTGTGTGTTTGCGAAGAAATTCTTGAATATGTCGAGATATATGAGGAGAGGTACCCCATTTTTTTGTACTCCTTGTGTTGCGTTTGTTCCCGTTCTTTTTGATTTACTCCAACCGAGGTATTTGTATAATGCGGATGCTGAGATGTTTGTCTTTGCTTCTGTTGCCGTTCCGTATGTTTTAGCCATCATCATTGGTAATTTGATGTCACTCATCTTCATCCCAATTCCTGTCCGGTTATTGTGTAACCAGCTATTATATAATCGGAAACCTCCAAAGAACATGAAGTGTTGTAGTTTGAATGATCCGAAAAGCGGTCCAAGTGTTGGTTGGCTCAGTGTTTTGTTGATCAGATTGATATCGATGATATCTCCCTTTTGGCAGAGTATTTTACAGAATGGTACAAGCATTCCTACACCGACTGAACTTCTGAATATTGTTGATATATCATGAGTAGACATATCATAATCTCTCATTGCGACTTTCATTTTATTGTTGTCGCCTAGTGTATTTTTGCCTAAGGTTCTTACGATTGTCATACTTTATTCCTCCTCTTTTTTTGATGTTTTTTTTGTTTTTTCTTCCCATTGATCAGCTTCTTTGCAGGCATAGATCAGTGCTGCCACTAGATTCCAATCTGTTGCGTCAATTACTTTTTGAGCTTCTTCTTCCGATTGAAATACTTGCTTAGTAGCCAAGTGATTACCAATAGTAATGATAACTTCATCTGATTCTGCGTCTTTTTTTCTAATTTTAAATGCTTCTTTTAAGTCCATGATTTTTATTTTTTTGGGTTAATATTGATTTGTGTACTGTCAACTGAACTAGTTGTTGTTTGTTCGGTTTTTTGAGTACTGTTACTGTTGTTTTTGCTTACGCTTAGTGACATAGTGCAGCTTTGTGCTGTTAGGACTGCCGCAATGCTGATGATTGCAGTACATATGATTTTAATAATTTCGTAAATGATTTTTTTTTTATCCATCTTTAAATAATTTAAGTTGTTGTTTTTCAATCCATTTTTTATATTTCTCGATTACGTCGTAAGTTTTAATACATAATAGCCT